ACACTACAAGGTACAAGATTAATATCTACACAAACAACAGGTACTGCACCATTTACAGTTGCTAGTACAACAGTAGTACCTAATCTTAATGCCGATTTGTTAGATGGTGTACAAGGTTCTAGTTTTTTAAGAAGTGATGTGGCTGATACGAAAACATCAGGAAATTTAATATTCAATAATGATATTAGGCTTCAATTTGGTAATACTCCAAATGTTGATTTAAGAAGTTTTTCTGGGGGGGATTTTGGTATTACTACTTATATTAGTACAGGAGACCCTAATATAGTATTTAAAAGGGATGCATCAATCCAGTTTACATTTAATATGCCATCTGGTAACTTCATAGCAACTGGTGAAATAAGAAATTTAGCAAATAAATTTTATATTGGAAATAGTGATACAAGAACTATTATAAGAGACAATAATAGTGGAGCTACTATCATATCTCAAAACCAAGTTGGGGGTGGAACTTTATTTTTCAGACCTAATAATGATGTTTCACCAGTTGGTCAAGCAACTCTTGAACCATCTGGTAACTTCATAGCAACTGGAGCAATATTTTCAAAAAATTCGATGACTATTGATAATGGTTTAGCCGATGGAGGCTCATTATCATTACGTTCTCTTGGATATAATAGTTGGGAATTTGATAACTTTTCTGGGGCTTTAAGAATGTTTCAAGGTGGAACTGTTAAACAGACAATATTAGAGAACGGTAATGTCGGTATTGGAACTAGTACACCTGATTATTTATTTGAAGTAGAAAACCCAAGCGGACCTGGTGCTTTTACAACTATAGCTAATTTTAAATCAGGAACAGATGCTGATAATACAGGAGCTCAGATTAATGTTGGTATGAATTCGAGGGGCTGGTTCGTGAGAGCTGGTCGCAATGTTGGGAATGTTGCAATATCAACTATGGGTCAAAGAGAATCTTACGGTTCTTTTGATTATATGACATTTAAAGGAGGTAATATAGGTATCGGTACTGCATCACCTAATGAACTTTTAGAAGTTGCTGGTAGTACTGGTGCTACAATTAGAATAACAAGTACCAAAAATGGAACTTGGACAGTTGGTGAAGAATTAGGTGCGTTAGAGTTTTATGGTTCAGATACATCAGGAGCAGGAGCCAATGTAAAAGCATCTATTAGAGTTTCTGACTTTAACACTTTTGGAGCAGCTCATAATATGACATTCTATACAAATGGTGGTACTACTGAAGCCGAAAGAATGAGAATTACTGCTACTGGAAACGTAAGTATTGGTAACACAAATGATACTTACAAACTAGATGTAAGTGGTACTTGTAGGTTTACAGGAGCATTAAGAGCAGAAGGTAATATACAATTAGCTAGTGATGCATCAACAATCGTCAATGGTAATAATGCTAGTATATTAAGAAATAACGGTTCTTCAACTATTATTTCATCACAGAATAACATTATGTATTTCAGACCAGTTGGTGATGCTAGTACTACGGGTCAAGCAACTCTTGATACAGCAGGTAATTTTATAACAACTGGAGCAATAACTTCAAAAAATTCGATGACTATTGATAATGGTTTAGCTGATGGAGGCTCATTATCATTATTTTCTCTTGGACATAATAGTTGGCAATTTGATAACTTTTCTGGGGCTTTAAGAATGTTTCAAGGTGGAACTGTTAAACAGACAATATTAGAGAACGGTAATGTAGGTATTGGTACAACAACACCTCAATCAAGAATACACGTACAAAATAATTCTGACAATGCTAATATAGCGATGTTTAAAGGATTTTCAACAAATATCAATGACGTAACTACAATTAGCGTTAATAATGGGTTTTCAACAGAATATGGTAAGCAAGTTAAGATAGGGGCGGTTGCTGAATCAGCAAGTTCTAATGCAACTGGAATGGCTTTATTTACTTCACCTAATAGCAGCACAGCGTTAGAAAGAGTAAGAATTTCATCTGATGGTAACGTAGGTATTGGTACAACATCTCCAGCATACAAACTAGATGTAACTGGTACAGGTAGGTTTACTGGGGATGTGACTGCCACAAATTTTGTGTTAAGCTCTGATAAAAGATTAAAAACAAAAATTAAAGATTTAGAAATTGAGCCTATTAATATTAATTGGAAACAATTTGAACTTAAATCAGAAGCTGGTCAAAAAAGGTATGGGGTAATAGCTCAAGAGTTAGAAAAAGACCACCCTAGTTTTATTAGAACAAATGCTGAAGGTATGAAGTCTGTAGCATATATAGATTTACTTATTGCCAAGGTAGCTGAATTAGAAGCAAGAATAAATAAATTAGAGAAATAATTATAATGAAGAAATATCACTACTTATATATAACAGAAAATCTAATAAATAAAAAATTATATATTGGAGTACATTCTACTGATAATATAGAAGATGGTTATTTAGGTTCTGGTATGAATATTTTACGAGCTATAAAAAAATATGGAAAAGAAAATTTTGAAAGAGAAATTATTGAGTTTTTTGATTCTAGGGAAGAGGTAGAAGAAGCAGAAAAATTAATTGTTAATAAATATGTAGTAGATTGTAATCTATTTTATAATTTAAAAGAGGGTGGATGCCTTCCTCCTATAATGATAGGGAAAGATAATCCTATGTTTGGTAAAGAAAAAAATAAAGACACTAAATCTAAAATTTCTAATTCATTAAAAATATACCAAAGCAAAAATGGGTACAATAAACCTAATCTAGGTAAAAATTTTAGTGAAGAGTGGAAAGAAAATATAGGAAAAAGCCTAACTGGTAAAAAGAGACCAGAAATGTCAAGCAAAGTTTCTAGTCCAGTACAACATACTAAATTAAATATATTTTTTTCAAGCCTAAAAGAAGCTTGTGTAGTAATGGATATAAATTTAAGTACTGAGAGAGGTAGAATGTGGAGAAACAAATCTGATTTTAAATTTATATAAAAATGGTTCCAAATACAAATACATTTTCTTTACAAGATGTGGTAAATGAAATAATACCTACTACAAATGATTTAGCTAGTTGTATTGCAGATGCTAATGCAAGTTTTTATGACCCAAGTTATTACACAGCACCGGCAACAAGTTTATTAGAGTTTAGAAATTATGGAGCAATTTCAGTATTTCCAACTGTTAGCAACACTTCTGGTGGTATTAATAACGTTGGGGGGTTTGGAGGTTTTGCAGATATAACAATAGGTGCTTCTGATACAATAGCCATGATATTTATATCTGCATATTCTAATTTAGGCACTGTTAGTGTTACTGATGATAAAGGTGTTACTTGGAGTCTATATGGAACTCCTTCTAGTAAACAGGCCATTTATTACACTTCGGATTTAGCTACAACGGGTGTTAGAAGGATTACATATAGCCTTTCAGGTACTTTTTATAGTGCACACTTAGCTGCAACATTTATAAATAGTGCTAATACACCTTCTGGCACTTTTATAACTAACTCAAGTACTTCAAGTACCTCAGTATCTCAATCTTTTACCCCAGTAGTAGCTACTCCATCTCTTATATTATCTATTTATTTTTCTTATAGAGGTGGAGAAGTGGGCTCAGTATCTGAATTAGACCCAACATCTTATGGTACTGGACAAGTATTTATAGACTCGGAGGGAGCAGATGGGTCTGGTGGCCCTCCTGATTTTGTTACAACCTTAACTAAAGAAGAAAAGACATCAACATCAGCAGATACACAATTATTTACAAATCTTATTACAAATGATAATAAGTTTATTATGTCTGTTGGTCTTAATGGAATTTAACATAAAATAAAAAATAAGCTCTTAATTTTCCGTAAAGGATTTTTAACTATTTTTGTAAATAAATCTAAATCAAATCTAAAATGCAAAAAAACATTAGAAAATTAATAGTTGGGGATAACTACTCTTACAATATTAAATATGTAAAAGGTGCTGAATACAAAGTAGGTACTAAAAAGTGTATAATAACAGACTTCATTATAAATGAAGAAACAAACAGTATAGATATTTACGTAACTGACGGAGATTCAAAATTCTTATGGAAAACTATCGGCTCAATTCCCTTAGAGGTAGAGTACGATGTAAACTTTTCATAACATGAAAGCTACATTATATTTTCTTGTAGAAGTAACAAATGATTACAATAACTACGAGACTCTTTCTAATGGATTAGAGGTGATGACTAATAATACAATAGAGAGTGTAGAAAACGTAAATAGAATAGTATTGGATTACCTGTCAACGCCAATACCAAAAAATTGGTTAAATGGTTATTTCTTAATAACGTTTATTTAGGTTGTGAACCTATCGGGGCTCAATTCTCATTTTAATCAATATATATCGTATTAAAGGTGTAAAGCTCATATTTATATAGAAATAGGGTTTATGGCTTTTGTAACCAAAGTAGACTATTCCGATAATAGACAAATAAAACAGTATCTTCTTACGGATACACAACTTTCTGGTACAACCACTTTTGGTATTGCCGATGCATTGATACCAATGAATGTTAGTGGTGATACTATTAATATTGATGCCTTACAATATATTCAAGCTAGAGGTATTATTTTACCAAATTCATTACCCTTATTTACTGGTGCTACATCACAAATATTAGGTAGGGATAACGATACTGGTAAAATTGTTGAAATTGAACTCAGTGGGGTTACCTTTACTGGTGGTAGTGATTATGTAGTTTCTAGTTCATTTAATATAGGTACTGGTGATTTAACTTTAACTAGAGTTTCAGGTGGGACTGTTATTACAAATTTAGATGGTCGTTATTTAACTGGTACTACTGAAATCGTAGAGTCAATTGCTAACCCTTTAAATGTTTATTTTGCAAACAGAGTTAAACCTGTTTCAGATAATGAAGGATTTTATGTTAATGCGTCATCAAATAAAGATTCTGGATATCTTGTAAATAATACTGACACCGTGGGCAATGCAGCGTTAGCTGGTTTTAGAGCTACAGTTAATGGAGACCCTTTTGGTAATGGTTTTTATTTTGGAGTTCCAAATACTAATTATTTTGCGCCATGGTTAAGGGAGCATGGAATAATAACGGGTAAAGATTTAAATATAATGGTCGGCACCAACGCTGGTACGATAAGCTTTTCACAAGGTAATACGAGTACTAACCAAATAACAGAAGCTCAACAAGATAAAGTTTTACTCTTTAATACCGATAGAACCATTGTAGCACCAAGTTTAAGTAAAACGTTAATTGAGGGTGAGTCAAGTGGTAGAATATTAACTACTAGAGAATTTTTAGAAAGTAATTATGTTAAAATAGGTAAAAGGATTATAGTTAGTGGTGCAACATCTTATAATTTTGACCATTCACTAGCTACTGATTGGAAATTTTACATGACAGGTGCAACCACATTTTCAGATAGTAATTTACCATCAGGTGATACTATAATCGAATTTACTGTAAAATTAACTGGTAATTTTACAGTAACTTGGCCAGTATATTGGGATGTTATTGGGGATACATACGATGGTACTATTTGGAACTTTATAGTGGTACGGGTACATGATGGAAATTCTGGGACTGAAGAGGTTACGGCCTTAATTTCAAATATAGTGTAATTGGGAGAACAAGGTTAATCATTTATTACATGTGGTATTTAAGTTTTATAATAAAAGCCTATAAAAATGTGTTTTAGAATAAAAAATTAACTATTTATAAAAAAAGATAAATGACTAATATAAAGAATTATAATTTTAGTAGAATTGATTACCGAGTGAGTGATAGTGAATATTATGACTTTTATTTGTGTAGTGATAGTGCAAGTGTGTATATCAGTGATTTTGATTTTATATCTGATTTTGACGTTGAAGATTTTTTCTACTCTGATTTTAAATTAGATAATAGCCCTAGTGATTATTTGATTTCTTCATTTAATTTCAGTTCAGATAACCAATTAATTTCATTAATTAATAGTGCTAACACAAAAAGTAGTGTTTTTATACCTTTAAGTAGTACCTTTACGGCCTCTACATACGGTTTAACGGGGTTAGATAATGGAAGCATACCTTATACACCAGAAACCGATGATTTCGCTCATAATGAGCTTATAAATACTTTAACGGGTAGTTCATTGGTGATTACTGGTGACACTGCATTAAAATTAAATAAAGTTACTGGTTATACAGGTCAATTCGTATACCCAACTGAATTAATAACAACAGGTACCACTGCATACATAAATTTTTGTGGGGGATTTTATCAAGGGTTTTATAAATTGGATGGTTATGACTATGAAGTTTTGCCTAATAGATACCAAAAAGGTTGGACTATCGAGACTTGGTTAAATAAATCAGATAATATATGTAGTGGTACAACAGGTAACACATTAAATGATGAATATCCAGAAAATAAAGGATTTTTTTATTATGTCGGTACAAGGGCTGAAAATAAATTCTGGAATATATTTACTGGAAACACTCTTTCCGCTTGTACTTCAGGCGCAACGTCTGGGTTCTGTACAGATATTAAAGAAATTGATGTTAATATAAATAATGTTACGGTTGATGGTAGTGGTAGTACTTTAAGTGTACCTATAAGCCCACCACCTATTGATATTAAACAAATAAAGAATAATTTCTTAATATTTGGTAGGTCTGAAGGTACGTTATGTAATAATACCCCATCAAAAGATGGTTATGGGCAAGTAAGAGCTGGTAGAGATTTCGATAAAAATAAAATATATTATTCAAGAATTATTAGAGAAGAAACAACCAATTTCTTAAATCCATTTTTAATATTTGGTAGGTCTGAAGGTACATTATGTACTAATCAACCATCTTCAGATGGTTATGGTCAAGTAAGAGCTGGTAGAGATTTTTCAGGTATGACAACCCCTATATTAGAATTAGATAAAGATACTGATTTAATTGGTAACGCACTAGGGTTTAGAATTACTGATGATGGTCGTATTGGTTATAGGTTATTAGCGGTTTCAGCTGATTGTAAATCGGTTGATGTGATTGAGGAATATTCTGCTAGTGGTACTGTTACTGCGGATAAATGGACACATATCACAGTTAAATGGGTTAATAATGATACTTATAATGCGTGTGATTTAATAAATGCTGGACCTAGAAAGGGTAAATATAAGTTTTATGTAAACTCTATGTTGGTTTTTATTTCACAAGAATTAGATGAAATAATACCTAAAAGGTTGGCTGATTTAATGGAAAAACAACTGGGTGTACCATATAATATAAGTATTGGTGGTGGTTCACAAGGGTTATTAGAAAGTATAACATTCGATGGGCAAGACCCTGATGATTTAGGTTTAATAATAGAACAAAATTTTGCTGGAACGTTTATTGGTTCAATTTCAAGTTTTAAGATTTACTATAAAAATTTAAGTTGGTGTGAAATTAAAGAGACGTATAATAGTAACTTATCTAATTATTTATAACGTTAATAGGTTAAAGAGTATATTTATAATAAAAGATTATGGCAGCATTAGATTTATATAAAGATAGAATATTTACACAATTTAAACACTCATTAGGGGCACCTATAAGGGATATTGAGTTGTTGGATGAAATGTTATGTACATTTTTAGAGATAGCTACTGAGGACTATTCTATGTATGTTCAACAATGGTTAATTGAACATCAATGGCAATCATTGTTAGGTAAGAACGTAGATACTACAGATATGGCATTTGCTTTAAGTGTGCGTGATTTCGATTTTGTTACTCAATATACTTATGCCTATTCTAAACAAACTGGGTTACAAGCGAGAGGTCCATGGGAACTTAAGAAAGATTTTATTGAAGTTGAAGCTGGTAGACAAGTATATGTGATTCCAGCTGGTAGAGAAGTTAATGAAGTGTTATGGATGACTCCACCAACTACTGATGCCGCATTATTTGCCAATTATGGTGGTTTTGACGCTGGTTATGGTGGTGGTTTTGCACAAATGGGTATTGGTCATGCGGCCAACGGTGCTTCAGGTGCTGGTGCTGGTGGTGGATATTACGTTGCCCCAGCTTTCGATGTATTATTAACAGCTTCAGATTTCAACTTAAAAAATAGATTACTTAGAAGTGAATTAGCATATAAAATAACCGCTGGCCCTAATGGTACAAGATTATTACACCTTATGAGTACACCAGGTTCTAGATTATCATTTGGTGGTGCTGGTGTAGGTGCTGGTGCGGGTGCTGGTGCGGGTCCTACAGCTGTAGGTTTACAAGGTTGTAAAGTTTGGTATCATTATTATGACACTGGTGTTGACCCAGAAGCAATAAAGGAATGTAGAAAACTAAACCCTGATATAATTACATTACCAAATGAGGTCCCATTATCTAAATTAGATTTTTCTCAATTTAATGAACCAACTAAAGTATTAGTAAGACAGTTATTCATGGCTGAAGCTAAAAAAGCTTTAGGTAGAACTAGAGGTAAATTTGGTGGTATTGTTGGACCACCTGAAGCTGAAAGGACTATGGATTATGAAACTCTTATTTCTGAAGGTAACGAAGAAAAGAGATATACTTTAGAAAGGTTAGATAAGCAACTTGAAAGATTAGGTAGTGAAAAACAACTTGAGAGGGCTGCCAACGAAGCTGAGAATTTAAATAAACACCTTCGTTATCGCCCTTTGGGAATTTATTGGCATTAAACAAAAAGAGGTCAATTGACCTCTTTTTCTGTTTCTAACGCTACTTTATAGTCTTCTAATACCAACTCAACACCAGCTAAATCCAATTCTTTCTTAATCTTAAGAGCTTTTTTATCATCACCCTCTTTTCTAGCCTCAATCCAAAGGTGCGTTAACCAAAATTCGAAAGTTTTTTCTTTTCTAAGAGTTAGGGTTTGATAAAATTTTTGTCTTTGTGCCGCCCAAGGCTCATATTTTAAAATATCAGTAACACAACATAAATCAATTTCCCATTCTTTTGATTTGACATATATATTTGGTTTTCCATTTTCATCATCATGTACTGTAAATTCAGCTAAATTTTCTAAAGCTTTAGGTAATTTAGTGGTTTTCTTCATTTTTTGAATCTCATCATACTCTAATCGTTTAATGATTTCACGGGTTTTAGATTTCTCAAACTTAATACCTTCAATCCTACGAATCCTTTCACGCTCATGATAATCTTCTTGAATTTGTTTCCAATCCATGTTTAATTCTTCAAGATTATTTGGTATTTTATTGACTCTAATCCAAAATTGAATTTCCTTATCTTCCATTTCCATCAATTCAGCTAAAGTATTTTGGTCACCATCTTTGAACGCAGTACCACTATGTAACTCACACTCTTTTTTGGTAAATACTTTCCTTTCAGTTAACTCCATTTCTTTCGTTTTCTTATTTTTTACCATATCCATTAGAATACCTTCTCTGATTTCAGGTTTAAAACATACTAACAATGGATGAATCCTTTTATTGAAGGCATCTAAGTATTTAGGTACGTTATATTCATCAGTTGTTAAATTAGGGTTATTTTCAATTTGCTCAGTTGGAATTAATTTACATTGCAGATTTATTGTTCTCTCACCAGTTTCTTTATTCGTTACAACTTTAACATCACCATGACTTTTAACCGTACCTGTATTAACGTAATATACTGTATCACCTAAATTAGCTTTGATATTGTTGGCTATCAATAATTCCATATGAGCTTTTTTAGCTTTTAAATTACCAGCTATTGTAGTTGTTTTCATATCAGTCATATAAGAAGATATTGAATCTTTAACATTAGCTTTTGAAGCTATTTTAACTAATGGGATTCTAAAATTATAGATATCATCAACCGTTCTGTTGTATAAATCAATAAAACTTTCACCATCACCGTTTAAAAGATATTTAATCCCTTCATCTAGGAAATCTTCAATATAACCTGGCATCTTAGACGATTTAATAGTGTTACCAACCAACTTTGTTTTACCACCAATAAAGTTAGCATAATTTTTTCTAGAGAAATTAATTGTTGATGAACAAATATCATCAATATCTAATCCCATTCTACCAATCATAAATAATTCATTGAATTTGGCCACTACAGCGTCTAAACCTACAAGGATTTTACCTTTATCTTTTTCAGTAAATCTATGAGTACCTTTAGGTATGTAAGTATGTTTACTAACATCTTTTGGAATTGCGAAGTTGAATCCATCGGTATTCTTTAAATTAACACCTCCAATACCACCTATGAAAGTCCCATCCTCAGTTGATATATCATAAACGTAATTTTCTTTATCTCTATTTAAAATTTCTTCATTTTTCCAAACCTCATTCGCTTGCATTATCGTTTTATCGGTAAACTCAGAATTATTACGATTACTATTTCTTAATTTAAATGATATGAAATTCTCTTTATCTTTACGAAGTTTTAATTTGTATTGAACTCCTAAACAATTCAAAAGATACCCAATACCCGACATCGCAACTTGTGATTTCATACCAATATCAGAAACCGTTTCCATATCATTACCATACCCATCAGAAGCGCAAACACCATCCATGAAAGCTTTTTTATTTTCTAAAGTAGTATTTAAAACAAATGTTGGTACTTTCTTTTCTCTATAACTAGTATAAAAATCCTCACAGAACCTTTGACTAAAATCAGTTTTATACACCACAAGGTTATAAACACCACTACTTTTACGATGGTCTTTAATCCTTGGTTTAACATCCCAAAAAGCCCAATTTTCTTCAATAATGGATTTTAATTTCTCAAGGTTTTCCAAATTATTACTAGATATTTTCCACTCACCTCTCACTCCTTTATTTATATGAGTTTCACCAGTTTTACGAGATTTATAATATTGTTTCCTTGACCCATATATCGCAGAACCATCCCCTAAGAAATATCCTAGTAACCAATAAAAATCAGTTCTAGTCTCAGGGAAAGTATCTGTATTATGCTGTGGTAATTGGTGAACGTCTATTAAATCACCCCTTTTAAGTGAAGATGGTTTAACTTGAATTCCATTTTGGAATAAAGAGTGGTCTTCAGTAACGCAAACTAATCTATCTTTAGTGGAAACTCTATGAATTTGTTTTTGAGTTTCATGTTTATAAACATAATTAATTTCTTTCCAACCATTAACAGTTAAAACTTCATAAGGTTTAGTCTCATAATCTCTAATTTCTTCTTCATCAATAGAATTCGAATTAGGGTTATATAAATCACAAATAGGTAAAATATCAATTGCCCCATTATCTTTCCATTTTATATAAATTGGCGTGTTAAAAGTAACAGAATCACCAACCAGAGGTCTAAAATCATAATCCATAAAGAATTTAACCATCAATCTCAAATATTGTCTTCCTCTACATGTTGTTTCTTCAGCACAATTAATATCACCCCAGTTAAAGATATTTGGTGCCCCTAGTGAACCAAAGAATGAGTTACCAAGAATTTTAATTGGTAATTGTTTCTTATCGTACATACTAGCTAAACTACTTTCTTTTTCTATTTGAGATTCTAGTAATTCAAAATCTTCTTTAGGTAATTTATCACCATTAGCTTTCTTAAAGTCTTTTAATTTAGATAATTCACCTTTATGATGGTTCATTAGATTTTTAAATTTATCCCTTGTTGAAGCGATATAAATTAACATACCTTTCATTACTCCCGTAATATCAGTGTCAGGGAAAACATCATGCGTAATCTCAATATTAGGATATAGAGCAGCAAAATCCAGTTTTGCGACGTCTTCAGCATATCCAACCTCTAGTAATCTAGATAATCCACCAGTAAATGTTTTTCTAGGTTTTAAATCAGGGATAGCCAATCTATTTTCATAAGACCATGCTAACATAATCAATTTCCAAATACCAGCTGTTCCCATTGTTGTTGAACGCATATAAGATGTAGGAATAATTTTAGATAATAAGAATGAAGCTTGATTATAAACACCATCCACTTGTTCAGTTTCCCAAAGGTCATCAAGTAAGTATTGTCTAACTATATCAGAACCCTTAGCCTCCTTATAACCTTCTTTTAATGGGTTTTCTTCATTTATCTTATAATAAGTGCCATCAGTATTATTATAGGCGTATACGCTATCCTTATCGTTCCAAGTTTCATATATTTTATTACCTTCAACATAAACTCGATTCTCTTTATTTAAACCTGAAAATTTGGTAATATATTTTAACCCCGCTTTTTTAATATTCGAGTTGATTGCTTTTGCTCTACGAACTGCATGATAAACATCAACAATATTATAACCCCACATTGTGGTTTGTTTATAATATTCACGCTCACCACCTAATTTAAGTGATTTATCAACCCTTCTAATTTTACTATTACCATGTCTATCTAAAGTCTTAGCGATTAATTCAATATCTAACCCTAAAATATCACATCTAGTAAAAATAAAATGCCAGTCAAAGTTTTCTGAGTTATAACCAGCTATAACATCAGGTTTTAGTGTATTAATTACATCAAAAAATTTAAGAATTGAATAAGCTTCATAATCCCTTAATTCTTGTTTGGTACCTTCTTGTGGAACTTCTATAATTTCTTCGTAACCTCTATTATCTCTAATACCAACTTGAAATATTTTATCATCCTTATACCTAATAGGTTCATTGGTACTATCAAATTCATATAATTTGGTTAAATCTTCACCAGTACCCATCCTCTCTTTAATATCTTCAATATCTTCCTGAGATAATAATCGACCTTTTGGGTTTAATCCTGTTGTTTCTAAGTCAAATTGAAGTCTATGGACATCGTTATAATCATCCATCCCTTTAAACAATCGTCTACCAGTGGCAATTAAATATTGTTCAACTGGGTTTATTGTTATAAAATAACTTTTGTGTGAATCACCATAAACATCAATACCACCATCTTTAAAAAAATTTAATAATTTTGTATAAGGGCCTTTAACTTTGGCAATGTATTTAAAACCATTCTTCATTCGCCTAGCTTCTTCTTGGTCAGGCATGGAAGTTTTTAGTTTTTTAATAGAAACACCATATTTTTTTGCAGAGGCGGCAATTAAATTTCTTTTACCACCAAACATTATTTTAGTAACTTCCTCTTTAAACCATAAAAATGAAATTAATGAGTCTTTTGATATAAATTTACCTCTTTCAGGGTCATTAATTATCAATGAAACATCTGGGCTACCATATGGAATTTCTACACCTACAATATATTTCTTTTGGTTTCTACCCTCTAAGAACCTAGCAATAATTTCTTCGTCAACCATTTTTGTCTATAACTTTGTGCAATAAAACACAATTTTTAGCCAAAAAACAAGTTTTTTTTAAAGATTTTTATCATAATTTGTTACTTACCAGGTTTTTACGATATTCATTTGTATGATAAAAGTTTTAAAATGTAATACAAAAATATTCACGAATTTATGGAGATTTAAGAAGTTTAATTCTCAAGGATGTGAATATATAATTTATCTCTAATTGGGACTATTAGAGTACCAGAGCCATCTCTAAATACTATTTTAAATTCGCCAATATAAGTACCAGCTTGTTTAGTTTCTTTTTCTGTAAAGTAGTATGCAAGGTAATATTCTTCACCTACACAGTCACTTGAGGATTCTTTTAGTAAGCATAAAGCGTCTTTACCACCAATTCTTTTAACCCCAGTATTTGTATCTGTCATACAAAATGTTATATCAGAATTTTGTATCATATCATGGAATCTACTATAATCGTTTCGTCCATCGTTAATTAATTCCAATTTTAAAATCGGTAATGTTGCTTTTTTATTTATGTAAAAATCCATTTGTTCTTTTATTATAAATATATTGTTATGTATTTAAAGATTGAATTAATACAATTGCTTGGTCAATTGTTTGGAAACTCCTATTTGGAACCAATACATGTTTATCAAATATGATGATAGGGATTACAGGTTCACCAACGAAATCAAATAATTTAATGACATGTTCTCTATTGGAATCATCATCAATATTTATATTGGTGAACTCAAGGTTTAATTTGCTTAACTTTTCTTGTAAATCCTTACAATAAGGGCAATTATTACTTGTATATACTTTTATCATAACTCTAATCCGTTTTCTTCTAAATCATTTAATAATCTGGATAATCTATCACTAGTTTTATCACCTCTATTTAATATTTTATCAATATTTTTTTGTTTATTCATCACAGAATACCACATCACAAAAGATACTGTACCTCTAAATAATTGGTAATAAACTGAAACGTTATTTTTCTGCCCGATTCTGTAACAATTATGAACATTATAATTACCAACTACAAATGAGTGGTCATCTTCTACTGATAAATCATAAACCCTTTCCTCACCTCTTTTAGGTTTTGAAATTTTAATTGATTTAATCGGGTAAGTAATATAATCACCTACTTGATTAATTCTTTTATTTTCAACTCTATTTAATGAATACTCAATTGAGTAATTATTAACATTTTTATTAGATAAAGTAACACTCCTACCTAAATTAGCGTTATATCTAACCAATTGTGATATTAATTTTAAAGAAGCGGTAGTAGCTTGTTGAGTATTTTTACGTTGGTAACCATCACCATGATAATACCCATCTAATAAATGTTTTAATTGTTCATTATTTAAATAATCAACCCAATATGGTAATTGTTTAGAATATACATTTTCACCGAACCACATTTTAAATAAATTTGCCATTTCACTAGAATGTATGGTACAAGTTTTTGTATTATTTTTATCAACATAAGATGAATGTTTATCAATTTTAAAACCCCTTTTTATTATATCAATAATATATTCTGAAGCGTCATACATTTTAGGGTTAGTTATTTTTTGACATACATTAATTGTATCTGATTTATTATCAGAAATACTACACCAACCATCAGCAATGTAAAACCCAAAAGCGTATAATAATTCATTAGTTAATAAAACACTTTTAGGTAAAGTAACTAACCTACCATTGGTTTGTAAAAGATTGTGATTATTTTTAAAGTACTTACTTTTAAAACTTGGTATTTTTAATTCTTCTAATCTACTTATTGGTTGATGTTCACTTCTAATCGTTAAAAAATGATTCAAAATATTTAAATCTTTTGCTTCAATCCAAATAAAATCATCTAATATTTTATCATATACATATAATTTATGGTCATGTGTAACTGATAAACTGTTATTATATCCAAAAGCATTTATATCATATCTTAATTTTTTACGTTCTAATTTAGAAGTTTTATCAATTACATTTTTAAATTTACCTTTATGTGTATAAACTTTATCACCAATTTCAATTTCTTGAATCATTTTATAACCATCGTCAGTCATAACCCATTGGTCACCAAATATACATCTATCTTCCGCTTGTTCATTATCCCCTGGCACCCAACTGAATGAATTAAAGATAACCACAGTACCTTCAGTTAACGTAATACCAACACCCGCAGAAGCTATATTTCCAATAAATACCTTACATTTCTTATTGGTTTGGAATTTATCCACTGATTTTTGTTTTTCAGTTGAATTCATTCTACCATTATGTATAACGCATTGATTTCCGAAATGTTCAGCTAATTCTTCCAATTCATCAGTAAAAGTAGTAAAAATAACGATTTTTTGACCTTGTTCTATGGCATCTTCAGCTAATTCGATTGTTTTTGGTATCACTTCCATAGCAATAAACTTTCTTAAAAGACCTAATTCAACCAAATCTTTATTTAAACTAACTCGCTTACCTTCAGCCGCCTTTTTCTCTAAATATTCTTCCCAAAGGTTTTCATATTCAGCCCAACCACGTTTTGACATATCATGATACATTGTGGTAATGGTTTTATCTGGCATATCCAAAACATCAGTTTTTAATCTTCTTAAAAGGTTGTTTTTAGTTCTAATTCCTAATTCATCTAAATTAGAAGCACCATCAGTTATCCAAATCTGTCTTTTAACTCCGTTTATTACTTTATAAAATCTTTTAGCATCACAATATCTTTGAGCAAAGAACTTCCAATTATCAGCCAATGGTGATTTAACCAATTTTAATAAATTGAAGAAATCCATAGGTCTATTAGCAATTGGTGTACCTGTTAATAACCACACTTTACCGATTTGACCTTTAGAAACAATATCATTGATTAATTTGGTTCTTTGAGCTTTGGGGTTTTTAACCTTATGAGCTTCATCTAAAATCATCAAATCATAATCTTCATCAATTATATTGGTGTAACAAGGGTCACCTTCTTTTTTAGGTTTACCTATACTGTGAAAGTTTTTAAGTATTTCATAATTTATAATGGTAAACCTACCAACGTGAGACCACTTACTACCATTAATAATCGTAGCTTTTTGTTTAAAACTTTCTATTTCTCGTTGCCAAGTAATTTTCATACTCACTGGACAAATTATTAAAACTTTTTTAATATCCATTTCTAATGCAGCGATAATTGATTGATAAGTTTTTCCTAGGCCCATCGAATCAGCTAAGATTGCACCATCTCTACACGCTAAGAACTCAATACCACTTTTTTGATGCTCATATGGGTGACGGCCATCAGTGTCTAATTCTTCATATTTACCCCAATCAATTTCAATTTCACATTCAGTAAAATATGGGTCATCCAAAACCATTGTTTTTGGTAACCAATACATTTTGGATTGTTTTTGTTTTTGTGTTAGCTTACCATAAACGTGATATGTCTTTTCTTGGTCAGCCAACATTGCTTGAATTAGCATACGCTCAGGTACAAAAGATAAACTGTATTTATCTTTTAATGATTCACCTAGAAATGGGTTAATCCTAATCACACGATTTAGGACTTGTGGTTCCACATCATGAAATTTATTTATATATTCAACTTGACCTTCAGTTAAAGTTATTTTATCATTTTTTCTTAACTTACTTTGCAAGTCTTTTAAGTATGGGTTAATCCCTGTATATGTTTGTAATAAGGTTACTGCACCTCTACTCTTTATGTCTTCTAAATTTATCAAATTAATTATTTTTATAACAATATATTATATTGTTAATATACTAAATTTTAATGAAAAAGTAAATAGTTGGGACTATTTATATAATATGAAATATTTATCAATATATGATTAAGAGTTATGGGTGCAAATAGAAATAAAATACCAATTAAAAGAATCAACAAATAAGTTTTATAAAACGGAGCGTAAAACCCATTCATCGCTTTAGCGTGAATGGGATGTAAGCAACAAAAAGATTTGACTTTTAAAAATAAAGTTGTATATTTTTATTAACTCTGGTTTTGGGATGCAATCGGAGTATAAACAAAAACAAGTGGAGGTGTTGACGTTGGTCGAGTCTATGAAACTTGAAGCCCAACCCATCGGCTCGCCGTGGGTGGGTAGTTCACTGAAAAACTTAAAAGTAGGAAAAAAGAAATTGGTTATAATATATCAGTTGGTGGTCGAA